GAGCGCCTGTACTTGGAGGAGTTCCGCAAGTCCAAGAAGGCTCACCTGATGAGCCAGGCAGGGACGGAAGTTCTGGGTAAACAAGAAACCTTTGCCTATGCCCATGCTGAATACATCGAAGTGCTTGAAGGCATAAGAGCTGCTGTGGAAAAGGAAGAGAAGTATCGGTGGTTAATGACCGCTGCCCAAGCGAGGATCGAAGTCTGGAGAACTAACCAGTACTCAGCCAGAATGGAAATTAGGGCAACCCAATGAACAACAAGCTGAACAACAAGGAAAGATTCCACCTAGCAAGGGTGAAGATGCTTCCCTGTTCAGTTTGCGATAAGTCAGGACCATCAGAAGCTCACCATTACAAGCAAGGTCTTCAATATACCTGCATAGCATTATGTCAAGACTGCCATACTAATTCGATATTAGGTTGGCATGGACAAAAAAGAATGTGGCATATTAAGAAAATGGATGAGATTGACGCACTTAATAATACGATTAGACGATTATTTGATACCCCGTCTGAAAATAATAATGCTTTCTAATTTCCAAACTTTCAAAAACTTTGAACTTTCAAAAATTGGTTAAATCGAGTTTCTAAAAAATAAATGGCACTTTTTTGTAAAACCCATCTTTTTAGGGTTTACCCGTAGTTTTTTGTTAGTTAGTACTCACTTCGCAAAACTAGGTAAGTTAGCGCTCACTTCGCTAAACCCCAGAATGCAACTTTTTGCCAGGATGCCACTATTGCATGAGACACAATCTAAATATACCCCTAGAATGCCATTAAAACCCGTTTTAAGCCGTTTTTTTGCCTAGGGTATAGCTACTGTGCTTGAAATCACAATAAACGATTCTATGGGCTTATGAGCTGATCTGTGGAAAGTTAGCACTCACTTCAAAAACACTTCCAAAAAAACCCAGTTTTTAAGCTGGGTGTTTTGGGGAATGCTTTAAATGCTATCGATTAAAATCCAGAATTCTTCTATGTGGCAGCATCTTTGCATTTTGGGATTATGTAATGCATGACAATAAATAATATCATATATAACACAATCAATTTCCATTAATGTTTCATCAATTGATGTAATAACACCTATATTCCCAGTTTTCATATTTTACCTTTAATGTAATTCATAAGAAACAACATTATCAGTCCAACATTCCCGACAATCTAAACAGGCTCCATTTTGTTTTGGGGCTTTGCATGGATTACCTATTGGGGTTTTTGTATGCACATTTGATGCTGTAATGCCTGGCACGTTTTGCAAGCTTGCGGGTATTTGTACGGGCTTATCGGGATACATAGCCGACAAGCGGACAATTAAATTTTGGGGAATGCTGTTTTTTCCATGCTTTGCAATAAAAGCTTTAATAATGTTGTATTCCCTAGTTGGCAGCCAATGCATGGTTAAAAGGGTTTCCATGCATACAGCAACAATTTTTTCAAAGTGTTCTAGGTTTTGCAGATCTCCCGAATCATGCCAGCGAAAATAGGGATCTTTTCCGATATGGGAAACCATACCCGACACCCAAAATTCACCCGTTATGCTATCCAGGCGGGAAAATTGAGCGGGTTTAATGTTGTTTTCGTACATTTTATAAAAGCCCTTATCCGCATAACACTTAGAGCATATAGAACCCTCGATTTTCGACATTTTGAACCCAGTAACGCAAGCTTCGGTCGGTAGGCTGTAGCTCTTACAGGGCATTTTTGACGTTGACGTTAAAGATCCGCAAGCTATTGCAGCCTGGGTTTTTGTCATTGGGATAATTGGGATAATTTTCATGTAACACCTATTAAAAAAGAAAAAAACAGTTTAGATTGTGCAACACCCACAGCAAGGGGCATCAATACAGCGGCCTTTTTTATTCCTATAAAACGTATTAGGGCCGTTTTCACCAAAAAAGGTTATAGAGTCGCTATCGGGTTCAAGCACAGCCTTTTTTGTAGCTGTATCGAATAGGATCCAGTCTCCCACATTTATCACAGCATGGGACTGTGAACACCTAGAACGAAATTTTGAGCGCATTTTTTTAAGCATTTTGATCCTCGAGCAATATTTTTTTAAGAAAAGGGATTGCATAACCCGTCAAATTGGACAATTCCTTAAGGGTTAAATTAGGGTTTTGATCATAGATTCGCTTTATATCCTCATATGAGAACCCGTTTATTGAGCGCTTTAAAGTGTAGGCCATGCTTATCCCCTTATTTAACTAGAACGTCAAAGTAAGCCAGCATCAAAGCCAGCGCTGCACAAAAAAGAACTATTCCGAAAATAGCTTCAAAAATTACTGTTTTCATTTAACTAGCTCCAGGGTGTTTTGTGAATTAAAGCAAGTGATATCGAACCCTAGGGCTTGAATATCCTTAAGGGCTTGCGATGATAGGGTTTTGGTTCCAGCTATACGGGCGAATAGCTTTGCAGCCTGGCAAGCTGGGTATGCAACTGTGTTGCCGTATTTTGTGCGGATTTCAATGGTGATTGTTTTCATGTTTACGCCTATTTAGTTTGTTTCGCTTAAGCAGCTGGTCAAAGCAGCTTTAACCTGGTCTACATTTAATGTGCCATTGGCAATAAGTTTTTCTAAAACGTCATCAGCCATGTGGTAGCAGCCGCCATCAATAACGGCCACTTCATGCCAATTTGTAGCTTCGCACTCTGTAGAGCTGCCAATTAGAAGTGATGCCAAATTGCCGCTTATGTGCCCCCATTCATGACAATGCAAAAAGGCTGCAGAGTGCCAGGTTAGCTTTTCTGCGGTTATCGGTTTACCTTCAAAGAATGTACCAGCCTTAAATACATTGTGTTTTTTAAAACCATAGGCGCATCGTTTGTCATGCTCTGGGTTTTGTATGTCTATAGACAATCTGTAAGTTTTCATTGTTAACACCTATTTAGAGTTGATGAATGAGAGAGCAAAATCTTACCCTCTCACATATATAGCATGGAAGAATCGTGCCAGTTGATGTAAGTCCTTGATTCCATTGATAGCTCCAAAACCCTATAAGTAGAAACCCTTAGAACGTAGGTTCACAGTTTGATTCTGTAGCTACAAATGGAACCCGAAACAACATACAGCCCAACATAAGGGATTCATCTATTGTTAAAGGATAGGTAAGGACTGTATAGAAGGTAAACACAGGGGAAATCATAGTCAGTACCCACTAACTTAAGATCATAAAACATTGATAGAGAAACCTTTTAGACACCGACACAATGCAATCTATTGCGCCCATGAGACAACTATGCAAAAAACGCATAACCTTGGATCTAAGGGTTTACCATATGCTGTACGTATGCACAGTACTGTATGGGCTGACAGTAGGGTAACTACGTAAGGGTTTACCCTCATAGGGTTTCTACCTAGGGGTTTACCCTTAAGGGTTAGTACGTAAGGGTAGGGTTTACCCCCCCCCATTGAGTAAAAGTAGGGGGCGCTGTGACAGGGGACATCTACACATATCGACATAGCATTTGAGCTATAGACCCCCCCTACGTTGTTTGCGTACACATATAACCCTCCAAAAAATTTTTTTATAGTTTAGAATTTGTATCCATTAAATCAAGGAGAAGATATGGCAGGATTTCCTATGAGGAGAGCGTTGGAGAAGAAGATAGAAGAGCTTGGGGGGATAGAGTTCGTTACCGCACATATCTCTCAGGGAATGACCATAGGACGCTTGGCAGAGTTCATAGAGTGTTCTAGGCCCATGCTTTCTTTCTGGATTAACCATACTGATGAGCGTAGAGATGCGGTACTCGCTGCTCGTAAGCTAAAGGCTGAGAAACTGGCAGAAGAGGCTCTTGATATTGCTGACCAAGCAGATGAGACAAGCAATAGTGGAGTTAATAAAGCCAGACTCCAAGTCGATACCCGTAAGTGGATGGCCTCTAAGCTTGACCCTGAGAACTATGGAGACACCGCTAAGACCCAAGTCAATATCTCTTTAGGTGATCTACACCTACAAGCTTTAAAGCACATGGGTAAGGCTGAAGTTGTAACCTTGGAAAATAATGGCACATAACCCGTTTATCCAGTTCATTACCCTATACAGGAGTGACCCCGTTCTGTTCGTCAAAGAGGTCTTAGGAGTAGAGCCTGATGATTGGCAACAAGACTTTCTTAACGCTGTAGCCTCTGGTGAGCGTAAGATCTCAATCAGGTCTGGTCACGGGGTGGGTAAGTCAACAACGGCTTCTTGGGCAATGCTATGGTTCCTGTTGACCAGGTATCCCGTCAAGGTAGTTGTTACTGCCCCTACTTCTGCCCAACTGTATGACGCTTTGTTTGCCGAGCTAAAGAGGTGGGTCAAAGAACTACCCCAACCCATTCAAGACCTACTCGATGTCAAACAAGAGAGGATAGAGCTAAAGGCTTCCGCTACCGAGGCGTTTATCTCTGCAAGGACTTCTCGTGCTGAACAACCCGAAGCCCTCCAAGGCGTCCACTCTGAGAACGTCATGTTGGTTGCGGATGAGGCTTCTGGTGTCCCAGAGGCAGTATTTGAGGCTGCCGCAGGTTCTATGTCTGGGCATAACGCTTTGACCATACTGTTGGGCAACCCCGTCAGGTCTTCTGGTTTCTTCTTTGACACGCATAACAGGCTCAAAGATGAGTGGTGGACAAAGCGAGTATCCTGTATTGACTCTACTAGGGTTAGCAAAGAGTACGTAGAAGACATGAAATCCCGCTATGGCGAGGAAAGTAATGCTTATCGGATCAGAGTTCTGGGTGAGTTTCCAAGGAGCGATGATGACACGATTATCCCAATGGAGTTGCTTGAGTCTGCTAAACACAGGGATACAAGAGCTTATGAAGATGCTCCGATCATTTGGGGACTCGATGTGGCACGTTTTGGCTCCGATTCTTCAGTTCTATGTAAACGTCAGTCTAATGTTGTACACACTCTTGAGAGGTGGAGGAACCTAGACCTGATGCAGTTAACAGGTGCGGTAGTGGCTCAATACGAAGCTTGTGACCACAAGAGCCGCCCAACAGAGATTCTGGTTGACTCTATCGGACTAGGCGCTGGTGTTGTTGACCGACTCAGAGAACTAAAACTCCCCTGTCGTGGTATCAACGTATCCGAAAGCCCCGCAATGGGTGTGACGTATCTCAATCTTCGTGCTGAACTTTGGCATAAAACCAAGGCTTGGCTAGAGAAAAGGGACTGCAAGATACCAAACAATGAGGATTTTATTGCTGAACTGGCAACAGTTAGGTACACCTTTACCTCTAACGGCAAGATAAAGATCGAATCCAAGGATGATATTAGACGCAGAGGATTAAAGTCCCCTGACATGGCTGATGCTTTTGTCTTGACATTTGCCTCAGATGCCGCCACCATCTCTTGGGGGTCTAACCTGTCTTGGGGAAAACCGATTAAAAGGTTAATCCGAGGATTGGTCTGATTGCCGTTGCCATTTTGAGCCACCCTAAAAAAGTGGCTCTTTTTTTTAAATATGGTAATATTGCGTAACCTATGTTAGGAGATTCCTATGAAAATGGATGAAGCCGCCAACAAGATTGGCAAAGTAATGGGTGAATACAAGCGTGGCAAGCTAAAGTCTTCCTCTGGTCAAAAGGTTAAATCCCGTGACCAAGCTGTTGCTATCGCTATGAGTGAGGCTCGTGCTATGCCCAAACGTGGAAGTCGCACCGCTACTAATCGGAGCAAGAAATGAAAGCTGGACTCTATGCCAATATCAATGCCAAACAAGAACGAATTAAAGCTGGCTCTAAAGAAAAGATGCGAAAGCCTGGCACTAAAGGCGCACCTACTGCTAAAGACTTTAAGCAAGCGGCTAAGACTGCTAAAAAGAAATGATTAAGCGTGGTTCAGAAGAGTTCTCTGGCTACAACAAGCCAAAAAAAACTCCTAACCACCCAAAGAAAAGCCATGCAGTATTGGCTAAGTCTGGTGACGAAGTGAAGTTAATTCGCTTTGGTCAACAAGGTGTTTCTGGTAGTCCTGATGGATCTAAAAGAAACGAAGCATTCAAAGCCCGTCATGCTCAGAATATTGCCAAAGGCAAAATGAGTGCAGCGTTCTGGGCAAACAAAGTTAAATGGTAAAACTATGAACTGCCCTATTGCTACTTATGACATCAAGATCAACTTAAAAGCCCGTGATTGGGCATTTAAGAATGTTGGTTATGGTCCTGCTAACCCCGAAGAAGATAACATTGACTTCTGGATGGCAAGAGCAGATGAGTGGCAAACTCCTGTCGAAGAAGCCCAGACCATGCGCTGTGGCAACTGCGCTGCCTTCATCCAAACTCCTGAGATGCTTGACTGTATCCTAAAAGGTATAGATGAAGAGACTGATGGCTATGCTAAAGATGTCCAAGGTGCGGCTAATTTGGGCTACTGTGAACTGTTTGACTTTAAGTGTGCAGGTAATCGTACCTGTTCAGCATGGCTATCTGGTGGTCCTATCACAAAGAAGATGACTAAGAATCAATCCAATATGTTGATGATGGCTAAGACCGAATACAACATGGAAGATGGAGAAGAATAATGGAAGCATTTTTGGCTGCATTAATGGAATCTCTCAAGGGCGGTGCTGAAGGCGGTATGTCTGAAGCAGTAGCAAGTGGTGGCATGGCTCCTCCTACTGGCATCGAAAGTCTTGGAAGCACTATTGGCGGCATGGGAAACCAAGCTATTGCACCAACAATGCAAGCATACAACACCATGACAAATCCAAATGCTACTGCTGGCGATATATTGTCAAACGCATATAAATATGCATTTAGCCCCCAAGGTCAACAAGATGAGCAAATGATGGCTCCTCAACAATTTCGTATGGGCGGTGGCATGGGTACTAACTATGTTGGCGGCATTCCATCATTACTCCAAGGTTATGGTGGTGCATCACAAGGTATTCTTCCATACATTGCTGGACGTTAAGGATTAAAAATGAAACAAGATAACCCAATGTTGATGGCTGAAACCTTGCAAGGTGAGATGCAAGATGATGAGGTAATGTCGGAAGAAGAACTTCAAGGCGTTATCTCTGCTGAAATTACTGATGCAATTTCATTCATTGATGATGACATTGGTGGCAATCGTGCATTGGCTACCGAATACTATTATGGACAATCCTTTGGAGATGAAGAAGAAGGCCGTTCACAAGTCGTATCAATGGATGTGCGTGATACAGTTCAAGGCATATTGCCAAGCCTGATGCGTATTTTCTTTGGCCCAGAGCGTGTGGTTGAGTTCGCCCCACAAGGACCAGAAGATGTGCAGTCTGCTGAACAAGCTACAGACTATGTAGACTTTATTTTCAAGCGTGATAACCCAGGCTTTAAGATTCTGCACTCAGCATTTAAAGATGCTTTGGTACGCAAAGTAGGTATTGTTAAGTACTGGTGGGATGAGTCTGTAGAAGTCAAAGCAGAGTCTTTCTCTATGCTTGATGAACAGACAATGATGTTCTTGACTCAAGACCCAGACATTGAGATTTCTGCGGTGCGTGAGTATCCAATTCCTGGCATGGCAGAACAAAATCTTGCCCAAGGAATAATGACTCCACCTCCCATGATGTATGACGTAGAGATCAAGCGCAGAATTAAATCTGGCAAGGTAAAGATTGAGGCATTGCCCCCAGAAGAGTTCCTGATTGACCGCAGAGCAAAGTCCATTGACGAAGCTACTTTTGTAGGCCACAGGACTATGAAGACTGTTTCCGATCTAGTTGCAATGGGCTATGACTACGATGAAATGGTTGAAGTTGCGGGTAATGGTAATGACTTTGACGACAACCAAGAATACACAGCCCGTAATCCAATTGCCGTTATCAGTACTGCAAACAAAGGTGATCCATCTAGAAAAAATGTTCTCTACAGTGAAGGCTACTTAAAGGTAGACTATGATGGCGATGGCATTGCTGAGATGCGTAGGATTTGCACAGTAGGAACTGGCAACAAAGTTATCCGCAATGAGATTGTTGATGACCGACAGTTTGCTGACTTCTGCCCAGATCCAGAACCCCATACTTTTTTTGGTATGTGTCCTGC